ACTTCGATATCTGTCAGGCACATCAGTAATAAATCTCCGGGGTCGTTACCTTCATCAGGATGCGCGTGTCCGAGAACAGCCGGCACGGCACCTCGCGGATGAACATCGAGATGCCGTCCGCGGCTACATACATTACCCAATCCCCGATCTGGAGGGAATCACCATTGAACTGGGCAATGTTGTCGTCCTTGAAGGCGCCGGTGCCGAGACCGATCACGAGCCCGCAATTGCCCTGAAACCGCTCCTCCTCGGTGCTCTTGTCGGTTAGATACAGACCGCTCTTGGTGCGGGCCGGCGGGATATATCCCATCACCAGCACCTGCGAATGCAGGACAGTCAAATCACCAGCCATCGGATCTTTCAGGAGCTGCTTCAGCGTTCCTTTCGACCTCCCGGTAACGCCGCGCAGATGGGCCAGCCTTGCATCGGTGGCGTTCAGTTTGTCTTCGGCGATCTGGCGCATTTTGCCGATCGCATTGGAGCGGGCCATCAGATTTCAACTTTCTTGGTGGTTAGTTCGAAGGGCGAGAAGACGCCATCCTCGTCCGGGGCGATTATATGCCCAGCCTGCTGGATGCGGCGGCGCGCATATTCGGCATGATCGAGCTGCAGCGCATTGGCGGTATCGCACCAGCGCGCCGGCACCCGCATCTTGATCGTCAACTCGATGTCGACAAGGCCATCGCTGTCCCGATGGCGGTCATAGTCACTATTGACCAAGAAGGAGGGAGGCAGGATGTAGGAAAAATGATGGGCGCTGCCGCTCTCGACATGGACGCCATAGGCCAGAAGGCTATCGTTCACCTGATCCTGCGCAATCGCTTGGAGCCGACGACGCTCAGCCTCAGCCAATTCAGCACTAATCTGAAACAGCGCCGTATCACGGTAGACGATGTAGCCGTCGAAATTGGTGGACTGCGCCATCTCGGGATGCCGACTGAATGGCACCTGCGACCAACCCCTCGATCGCATGTATTCGATGCGGCTGAACGGCGACCACTGGTAGGCGAAGCCAGATGGCGGCTTTGGAATGTCGAAGACCGCAGCGTCTTCCGGTGTCCAATCCGGGATTTCGCGAGGTTTTGCGGCAAGCGCTGCAATCTTGGCTCGGTCCCAAGAGGACAGACGGGAAACGATTTTTTTGAAAGACTTCGCTCGCTTTACTGGCTTGGTCTTCTTCGAAGCGACCTTGCGCTTCACCGGCCTGCGTGGCCTTTTCATCAGGGGCATCCCTTGCGTGGCATCGCCCCGGCAGGGGGCGGTCAAGTCTAGGCTTCCAGTTTACTCTGGGCTTCCTTGCAGAAATTGATCGCAATGTCGAGACCTTCGATCTTTCCGCGGCGCGCCCGGTACTCGTCGAAGGTCTTCAGTTCGAGCGTCGCCAATTGCTCGACCTGCTTCAAACGTTCAGCCTGAAGCATCACCAGCAGCGTCATGGTGAGACGTCGATTGTCGCCGGTGAACTCTCTCACCGGCTCCATTTCGAATGTTCCCGGGCCAAAGTTCTTGAGCGCCATCAGGGATACGTCTTCTTGGCAGCAGCCGACTTGGCGAGGCGTCCCTCACTGCTGCCGGCGCCGTAAGGAGACTGGCCGGCAGACTGGCCGGCTGATTGCCCATTCTTGACGCGACCGCCCTTGAAGCGCTGCTGCTCCAAACGCTTCACGTCACCGGCGCCATACATATCGCTGGGCTGCGGCTCGGCGCCGGCCGGGCGCGGCTTGGGCGTCGGCACCTTGCTGACGGCACCGCCGCTGGCGCGGAACGATACTACCCCGCCGCCGGTGGCGAACGTCACCACGCGCTTGCGGTTCATCTGGTCAAGATCGTTCTTGCCCGGCTTGTGGGAGACCTTGGTGCCGGCGCGCTCGCCGGCCTCGAACACCTTGGTGCCGGAATTGACGCCACCGCCGCGCGCGCGCATCGGCATTCCCGGAGGAGGACCACCAGCGCCCGGAGGAGGGCCAATCATCGCTCCCGGCGGCGGCCCCGGTGGGGGTGGCGTGGGTCCCGGTGGGGGAGCCATCGCGCCCGGTGGGGGCATCATCGGTGGCGGTGGAGGAGGCGTCTGCGCCCCGCTGGTGATGACATTGACAACCGTCGTCGCCTTCTTTCCAACCTTGCCGCCGGACGCGCGCCGCGGCCGATCGTGGCGGAACGCAGCCTTGATACCGCCGATGTCGCCGAGATTCTTGCCGACCATTCTCCTGATCAGCTTCTTGTCCTGCTCGGCGTCAGCATGAACCTTGCCGCCGCTCTTGTAGCCGCTGGTGAGCGCACCGACGCGGGAGCGCTCGACACTACTCTGGCGAAATTTGTTGAAGGGGTGACCTGCCATGGTGTCCTCAAGGGAAAGCCCGGCTCGGGCGGAATACGTGCTCCCGGCCTGTATCGCACGGAACCATTATGACGTCACGCAGTTTTGTATCCCACACAGGAGGCCGTCATGGGCTTGCTTGAGAGAGTTGTGCGAGGGCTAATCTACATCGCCTTCGTTTTTCTCGCGTACTACCTGATCCTCTGGTTCTTCGCGGCGATAGGAATCGCGCTGCCAGCAATGGTCGTGAAGATCATTGGCGTGATCCTCATTCTGATGTGCGTTCTCGTACTGGTCAGGCTGTTCGCCGGGTCTTGGCCGGCGGATTGGCGATGGTTTCCGTGATCAACCGTCTCCGCGGTTAGCCTTTAGATCGACCATGCCGCTCTCGATGCGCGCGACTTCGATCTGCTTATTCGCTGCGATCTGCCCCAGTTTGACTTCGCGATCCACATCAAAGCTGCGAGCATTCGCAGCATCGGTGTTAGCCAATCTCAGCCGCTCCAGATCGAAATTGATCTCGCGTTGCCGTTTCGGCGTGCGCGCCAGCGCCGTAGTCGTGATGACCGTAATAGCCAAACCGAAGCCTATCGCCACAGCGGCCGAATATACGTCCACCGGACCGATGATGTCCTGAATGTTCATTGCGATCTCCTTGCAACCGAAGGTGCATCAATCGCATGTTTACTGCATCAAGGCAACTTCGCCCTTTACCGTAAGACGGATGGCAAAAACAGGCTTCGGATAAAGGAATGCCGGCGGGGCCCATTCAGCATATCCGAGGGCGACTAGCCTTTGCGCCATAAATCTTTTCACCGGTATGCCAACCGGCCATCCCTTTGAACGGCGCTGGACCTCGGTAAGGATACGCTTCTGAGCGACTGTCATTTCTTCTTCCTCGGCTTCGCTACCGCCAGCTTCGGCGGATGCAGCGCGGTATGGGTTGCGGTGTCAGCCTGCTGCTGTGCGATCCCCAGCTTCGATCCCTCGATGCCGACTTTCTGCTGATTGATGCCCATGTCGTGCGTGCCCTGCGCTTCGGCAAGATCCTGCTGACGCTGGGCGAGCCCGAGTTGCTGATCCTTGTGCCCGATATCGGCCTGCGTTTTGGCCACTTCGAGACCGTGCTGCTGTCCGGCGAGCCCGATTTCATGTCTCGTCTTCATCGCGTCTGTCGTCACCTTGGTGGCGTCGACTGCATCCTTCTGGATATTACGAGCATGCTCGGCCAGATCCATTCGCTGAGTATGCGCAGCGTCCTCGCGGTCCCCGCCGTGGGTGATGAGAGCTTTGGCCAAATCGATGGTCTTGCCCTTGATCGTGCCGGCAGTCTTGACTTCCTCCAGTTGCGGCCTTGCGGCAATCTCGGCCCCGTCAACCTCGATCTTCTTGCTGGCGTTCTGTGCCGTGAGCATCTTGGCATTGGCCGTGATCTCTTCCGGCGACGGCGGCGCATTGGTGACCGGCGGTAATACCAAGCCAGTCGGATCTTCGCGCATTGCCGCCAGAACGCGGCGCAGAACTTCATTCTTGTCGAGCAAGGCGCCAAGCGGGGACGACACCAGCTCGACTAGCGCAACTGCCTTCATGACCCGGTGAATATGGCTCGGCACATTCGGGTCCGACTTCGGCGCCAGCGTGCGTTCTTCAAGCGCTTGCAGCAACTTCTGGACCGTCCAATAGCCCTTGGCGGCCTTGTTACCTTTCCAGAACGATTCCGGATTCTCCCGGAACAGATCGGCGATAAGCGTCAATTCCTCGTCCATGGCGCGGTGCTGGCCCTTGTGGGCCGCGGCCATGACCTTGGTGGCCTGCTCGATGTGCGCCAGCATGGTGCCGACCGGAATGTTCTGCATCCCCTCTCCAACCGGGATGTCGGGCGCGCCGCCCACCGCCTTGGACTGCTCGGTGATCTTGTCGATCAGCGTCATCAGGCCCGCGGTGACGTCCTTGTACGGCAACTCCATCACGACTTGCTTGATGTCGCGGCCACCGGTCTCAATGCCCTGCCCAACGCCGGGCGAAAGACGGAAATCCGAGGTGTTCTGTCGGCCCGCCAGCTTGTCCATCAGGAACGCCGGGAAGTTGGCGTACATCGCGGTATCGAGGCCGAGACGCCATGCTGCGGTCATCGCCGCAGACGCATTGCCGAGGATATTGAGCAGACCGGTGCCATAGAAGCCCGGGCCCGGCACGTATGGGTATTTCACGTACATCTGCTTGCGGTTGCAGTCTTCGTCCTCGGGCTTCCAGTCGCGGCGGACAGCGAGGATCTGCATCGAATCCTTGTCCATCGTCACAAGGTAGGGCAGAGGCACTTCCGAGCCCTTGAATTGTTTCGGCGCGAATTCCTCCAAATCGAGTTCGCACTGAATTTCCCACAGCGTGTAGGGCTGGTCCTCGGGCCGGTCCTTGCGTAGCGCCACACCTTGGCTCGACGCGATCTGTTCATCGACCTGATTCGGCTCCGGCGTCGGCGGGGCGAGGGCAACCCTACGGTAAATATTCTTTTGCATGTATCGCTTCATCAGCGATTGGCGCATTGTGATCTGATGGGTGATGCGCTCACAAGACGCGAAGTCTTTGGTGGCGTCGGAGACGATCAAATGCTGCGGGGAGACGGCCTCGGAGGCTGGGCGCTTCTTCAGCGGGTGCGTGAAAACCTTCTTGAACCCCGAGCCGCTGAAGTAGCAACCCCATAACAGCATATGCGACGTCTCAGGTCCAAACTCGGTCGCAGTAGTAGTGAGGAAGTAATTCATGTCGCGCTGGAACGCCTCGGCCAGCTCGTCCTTTTGCTCGACCGGATTGACGTCGTAGTCAGCGACCTTGCACGGTCCCTCAGCCGGCAGCAGCTCAGCCTGCGCGTTAGCCCAACCCTTCAGGATGGCCTCGGCGAGCAGCGGGTTGGTGACGACGGACTGACCGTCGACCGCGGCTGAGCCATCCCCGGAGGATGGGTCTTGCAGCGTCATGCCAAGCAGCTCCATGCCGGCAGAGAAGTTGGCGAGCCATTCCGACCGCGACTTATCGTCGGCGTCCACGGCCTCGTACAGCTCGGCAGCGAGGGTGAGAAGCCTCCCCTCACCGATCTGGTCAGCGATATTGCTATAGAATTTGGCTGGATCGTCGATCTCAGATTTGTCGGCGCGCTGCGGGTTGAGCTGCACCACCACGCCGCCGTCAGGCTGATTGACCGCAATTGATCCATCCGGCATCGTGTGAACGCCTTCATCATCGCCCTCTATGACAACTTTGATCGATTCATCCAACATGCCTTGACCTTCCCTCGGCCCACGCCTTCCGCATTCCCATAGCTATGGCGGCTTTTTCCTCCTCGGTCCATGGACGCCGCTTCACTCCGCGCATTTTGCCATTCCGCTGTTCTTTTTCCTCCGCAGATTGCTGGCGTCCCTTACGACCTTTCTGAGTGGCGGATATCCGAGCCTTTGCATCAGCCGTATGCCGGAATCCTTTACGCGATCGAGAAAGCTTTTCTCGGCTCTCTTGCGTCCAATTCACGGCGGCAGCGAGAAATGAGAGATTGAGGTGAGGACCCATTCGGTCCATGCAAAGCTGCTCGTAAAACAGGACGTCTTCGACGCGGCAATACAGCAAAGGCATAGCCTTTACCGTTTTGAATCTATTCCACGCGCGTTGAAGTTTTGGATTGCGGTGGCCGCCGCTCCAAAGCCTGCCAGTATGCTCGACCAGCCGAGTTCTCAACTTGGCAGAGCTGCCGATGTAAAAGCGCCCATCTGGGAAACCCAGACAATAAACTCCAGCGCAGTTCCTCACATCCCACGAGATCATTATGCGAGAGCCGTCCGGCAATGTCTGGACGTTGTCCGAATCACCCTCAATGAGGACGGTGATATCTTCGTTCTGGACTGGAATGGCCAAGGCTTCGGTCCCCTAAAAGGCAGCGGGAACCGAGCCATAGCATAAAATTCAGCGATGAATGACCGATTTCTTACCGGTGACCCGTGCCATGATATCGGCCTTGGCAACCTCAAGACCGAGGATCATGCGCGGCGCGTCCGTGCCGGCCATGGCGCTACCGAAGTCGTTCGGACCACAAGCCACCACAACGCAGGACCAGATGTCGCCGTTTCTGGCGTTATCGAGCAAGCCTTCCAGCAGCTTGATGCATTCCTGCTGGTCGGCTCGCAGCCCAGCAGCGCCGCCATCCGGCCTAAGCAGTATCGGCTTCTTCATTTCGTTTCTTCCCTAGGATGTTGGCTCACGGCGCCCGCGCCGCCGGCCGCCGGATAGCCGCTCATGCCGCTCGGCTTATCCTGAAGATTCGTACCGGCGATGCTATCCTTAATATCGCGGAAGGTGCGAACGTCGATCGCTTTGTAGCCGTCAAGGAAAGCCTTCCGCGGCGAGAACGATTCGTAGCCATCCTCGTAAACCACGTAGAAATCGCCCGGCTGCGGAAGATAGCGCCGAAACAAATCGTCCCCGACGTCCCGGGTCGTCCCATCCATAAAGGTCAGGGTGCGGACCAGATTGCCCATCTCTGGGTTCTTCTTGTAGTTACCGACGTGCGCGATCTCCAAAGCGTGGACCTTCTTGTGGCACTCATAGGTCGGCATATTGCTGGTATCGGTCATGGCTTTCCTCCTTGTTTGGCCTGTACCTGAGCCTTGATCTGCTCGTTCAACTTCATGACCAACGGATCAGCCACCCGCTTTGGCAACTCGTTGATCGCGATCGATAGAGAATTGAGATCCGCCGCGTCCAACTCCAGATGAAATTTCTGAGGGGTTGTTTGCTGGGCTAGCGCAGCCGCTGCAGCGGTTTTCTCGGGCGAGACCTGTATTGGGTCATCGTCCTGCGCGAACGCATAGGGGGCCGAGGGAAGGCCTGTGAGAAACGCACCTACGACCAGAACGATTGTTTCAAGCTTCACGTTGGCTCCTTTCGATCGCCCGCTGATTGCGCTCCCGGCCGGTAAGACTCGGGTTCTGGCGATCCGGCACGATGGTGGTTGGTAATCTCAAATCTTAGACCCTCGGATCGGACGCAGACGGCGCCGGCAGCAGCAGCACCGCCGCAGATGCCGGCAATGTGCTCGCGCACCGCTTCAATGTTGAAGCCCATAGCGCGCTCAAGATAGCGGACAATAGCGTGTTCAGTAATGCGGACGGGTTCATGTTTCACTGCCTTCCCCTGCTGTAAGCTCCTACTTTAAGAAAATTGGCCCCAGCGGTTAAACTGGGGCCTGTTCGGTGTGTTTGTGCGGCTCCGGTTCACATGGGGTGGACCTCGCAGGAGGTTTGTTGCGATCTTCTAATATTACGCCTGCTTCAGTCCAAGTGTCAACCGTATGTTTACGGTTGTTCCGTATTCTCCCGCTCATCCTTCCCGCTGGCGATGATGGCAATCTCGTCGGCGATTTCAATCAGCGTCGAAGTAAGTATTATGTCCACGCCTGCTTTTTTCAAACGAAAGGATACGCGTCGGATCGCCAACTCAACAGTATTAACTGAACCGCGATCGTGAATCATGACATTACCCAGCAAGCCAATATCGCCTCCTATGTCATCGTGAGCAAAAGAACGCCCGTGCAGGTCACCGCCATTAACGGATCGGGGATGCGGTCGATCATGTTGGCTCAACCTCGATGCCGCGAATGAACTTGTGTGTCCGTCCGTTCTGATCTTCCGCAGTCCTGATCCTCACCCTTCCGATCATTGGGCGCCGTTCTATATCATCGCGGATGATATGATATTTAGTGCCAGTGAGGCTGACGCACGTTTCTCCGATCTTAAGATCCATTATGTTCATGTCTATGCCCTTCCGGCGATCCAGCACATCCAAGTACAGATCGCGAATCCCGGCATGAGGATGAATTTGAAGAAGTCGTGATGAACGATAATGGATAGTTCAGCTTGCATAGTCCCGTCCCCGATCCTTGGCCTTCTGCTCTGCAAGCCATGAGCGAATGACACCGCAGGCCCGCAGCCGTTTACTGTTCCGCAGATCGGACATCGCCGCGATGACGCACCAAGAAATGCCCATGTCGGCAATGATCTCGGCGGCCAGCTTCCCGCCCATGATGTCTTCGCAGGCTTCCCGGATGTTCATGGTCCCGTCCTCATGGGCTTTGCGGTTAAGTTCTTTCGGCGACGTTCGCGTTCGATCTTCAACTCGGCAACCGGGATCAGGCCACAATCGCACTCCCACCAATATTGATCCCAGCTCCATTGGCATGACGACTTGTGGCCGATGGAAAACATTTTTCCGTAATATTCTTCGTCGGTCACTGTTCAGTACCAATCGGCTTCGTATTCCCGGATGGCGTCCCCGCCCAACCGCATCTTGTCCCAGGCCCGTCCAGTGTTGATGCTATCGCCGCCGCACTTTTCATACGCGATACGGTAATCAAGCTCAGCGCCAGCAAGTCTGTAGGCGAGAAGCTCAATCTCAGTTTCTTCGTCCTCTGCGGCGGGCTGTCCCGGGGGTGCTGCGGAGAGGGCGGCGCGCGCGATCTCAAGAGCAATGGCCAGTCCGTTTACTCGACCGCCCAACCAATTGCGGGATATGGCGTCGATTGATAGTTTGCCAATCGGAGCTTCGCCAAGCTCAGCGAGAGCTTCTGCGTGCCGTTTTGCCAGCGCCAACAGAATCTCTCTCCCCCGCAATGGGGAGGCCGGTGGGGAGGCGTAAAGCGCAGCGACTGCCTTAGCTCTAATCGAATAGGCTTCCTCTTGCAGAGGCGCGCGATCTTCCCAGAAACCACACCCGTCAACGGCGAAAAGTTGCCGCGCTATATCTTCCCATTGGATCGCCTCCCCACCAACCGCAGGCGTGGCAGCGAGAGCGGCCAGTCGATCCTTCTCGCACTGGCAATCAGACAGCGGCCGAACGCCATAGCAGCAGTCCGGCTTCGTTCCCTTGCGCTGCAGTTTCTCCAATTCGTCGGTCATTTCTGTTATCCTTTAAATCGGTTGCGCATTCGGATACAGTTTGGCGCGAAGATGTCTGAGTAAAGAGCAGACGACCATGGATTGGTTGCATGTCATGGCGCTGGAATTCATGTGATCGCGGTCGCCGTCAGCCAGAAGCATCGTGCGAATAGACCAATCGATCACGTCAAGTTCGTTGTAGGGCTCATCACCCGGATATGTTTTAGTCATTTCGTTTCCTCCAATTCGATCCGCCGACGAAGCTCCGCGATGACTTCTTTCAGTAATGGCCATCCGAGATCGCAACCGTCGTTGACTACCATGGCCTCGTACACGGCCAGCAGGTTCTGGAGCATCTGGACGTCGGTCATGCGGGTGCTTTCAAAGATTCGATGGTGGCTTTGAGTAAACCATCACCTTACCCGCGTTTCACTCCCGGGTAAAGTGGCTTTTGCTTCGGCTTGAGCTTTACCTTTTCCAACTCTTCATGCCGGCGTTCTTCATCGGTGCGCAGCAGGCCTGAATCACGCAAGTGCTTGATGCCTTGCGTCATTGCGTCGGTCAGATCCTTGAACTTGCCCTTGGGAAACACGGCCATTTCATCGATCGTGGTCTCGCCCCATGTCCGCAATGGGTAAGGAACGTAGACCATCTCCTGTGAGAACGAAGGCTGAACAGAAATGGCGCGCGCGTGCTTGTCGCCGATCGGCTCGACGAGCTGAACTCCCCATCCGGCGTGAGGATGCGAGTTGCCGAGCGATTGCGCCGCCGAAATGCCGCTAGCCTTGGCCTCGATTAGCAGCCTATCCGCCTTGAAGCGGGTGCAGGTGTCGGCCGTCCATTCCACAAGACCCCACGACTTCTGCAGACGCTCGCGGAAATGATAGGCTTTCTCCCCGGGCTCAGGCAGACATTTGGCACCCGAAAATGGCAGCCTACGGCGCCACGCATGCATCAGCATTACCCGGTTGTAGCCACGCTCGTTTTCGAAGATCCCCAGTACAACCGCAGCCGAAGGGTCGTTGGCATCCTTCTCACCATAAGCCGAATCGATCGAGACGACGATGTAGGTGAACGGCGGGAATTTGCCGTCTCCCGGCTCCCATGGCTGCCACCATTCGCGCTTGAAAATACCACCACCGCGAGCTTCAGGTGTCTGCTGGTATTGCGAGGCCCATGCGAATGGCCCCTTATCTTTCTTCATGCTCGGGATGATCCGCTCCGGGAAGCGCTCCGGCCATGCCAAAGCCCCGTCACACTCCTCTGGCGTCTCACGCCAGCGAGGATCTGCCCAACCAATCTCGGTTTGTGGTGGACCTTCGTTGCCGGGCGTGCCGACGAACCCCCAGACGTATTCCATGGCGATCAGCAGGTGAACCCAGTCGCCGGCTGCAATGATCTCGCCCGACACATCCTCCTCGTTGACGCGCTGCATGATGACGACCTTGGCGCCGTTCTCCATATCGTTGAGGCGATCCGACATCGATTCCCAGAACCAGCGGATCGTTTCCTTTCTGACGGGCTCAGACTCCGATTCCTTGACGTTGTGAGGGTCGTCGAGGATGATCCGATCGCCGCGCTCACCGGTACCGACACCGCCGATGGAAGTCGCCAGCTTCCAGCCGTGCTCCGTATTGGAGACTTTCTTCGCACCATCCAGCACCAGATCGAAGTGCGGATACATTCCCCGGAACTCAGGCGAGTTGAGCAGATAGGCGAACTTGCTATTATCGCGTTCGGTCAATGATGATGAATAGCTGAAGGCCACATACCGCATGTGGTGCAGCTTCATCGGGCCCCATTCCCACGCTGGCCAGAACACATCCGTGAGCAGGGATTTCATGAATCCCGGCGGCACATTGATCAGCAGCTTGGTGATCTCGCCGAAGGTTACGGCCTCAAGGTGCTCGCAAACAGCCTCCAGAGCCCACCCATCGCGAAATTTCGTCCCGGGCTCCAAAATAGGCCAGAAGTACCGAACGAACGCCAGCAGCCCGCCCTGCCAGTTCCCGTCTTCATCGCGGTAGCCACGTTGGCTCTGATCGACCTTGGCACGGCGTCGGCGCTTCTCTTGCGCCATCGACGTGAATTGCTCGATGTCAGCCCGTGCAATTGGCCGGTTCATACTGGCAGGAGCGGCTCAAGCGGGTTGCCAGTCCCGTCGTTCCACCGAATGCCTCTATAAACCCGGCATCTTGGCAAGCGAGGCTCAGGCTCTAGCATTTCCACGGGGACAGTCGGCCCCTCGATGCCGCAGCAGCACGACACCGCCATCCAGATTGTGTGCCAATAGTCCCGGGTAGGATCACCGCCGAACACCGCGCGTGGATCGACCCAGCCGTGGCTGATGCGCTCGGTGGCTTGGACGAGGAGATTGTCCATCACTCGAACTCAAGCGGGATATCACGCCATTCGCTGTTTTTGTCGGTCAGAGGATCATTGAACGAGGTGCCGATGAGCACCCAGCGCTGCTGCAGGATGCGCAGCTTGTAGACAACGTTGATGTCGGAATCACCGGTACCGGGTCGGAGCGTTTGTGGGCGCTCGACAAAGCGCAATTCGTTCGTATTCACCATCGTCTCAGCGGGCATCGCTATTCTCCAATGCAGCGGCGTGCTGCAGGCTTACCCTACACGCCAAGAAAAAGCCCTGCAAGCTTGGCGGCCTGCAGGGCTAAGTCATGGGAGGAAACGTCGCTTGAGAACGTTCCTCGTATCAGGTCTGAGTCGTGTCAGCAACTGGGGCTTGGCCCGACTCGGGCGCAGGAGCCGGTGCCGGCGCCGGTGGCGTATCGGTGTTGGCATTGATTGCCTTCACGATAGCCGACGAATTGTCCGTCACGTCCTTGAAGATCTCATCCACCTTCGCTTGAACCGCAGGCGACAGCGCCCCGGCCAGAGCTTCATCCAAGCGGGCCTTGATGCTGCCGGTGAGAGCGACGAGGGAATCGATTTGCCCACGCTCTGCCGAGACCAACACAAGGATATCATCTACCGAGGCCATAATTCTCTCCATTCGTCTCACGAGAAAACCGAGAATGTGATTCGTGCGGCTGGTCTCGGCTTGCCAGCTCGTGCGTTCTTGCTCCATTTGACGTTGCTCCCGGTCGCGCTCCTGATCGCGGAGAGATTGCGGGTCCATCAAGAACCCGCCGAGAGGTCTGCGTATGCTTTGGAATAGTCGCATGGCCCCTAATACGCCACAACTATGAAAGTTCCAAGGCGGGAGTTTAGCGAAGACCGAACCCGGGAAGCTTTTGCGCCCTCTCAATTTTCGCCAGCGCTTCCTCGGTCGCCCGCTCGATGCGGCCGATGGGGCAGAGCGAACCTGCGCTCGTTGTCGCTAGGCCTTCCATCGGAAAATTGTGAACTTCGCAACGAATCACAGCATAGCCAGCGCCGTGTTCCAGCCGCGATGCCACCGCGTGAGCCACGACCATGCACTTCATTGGACCGTCTCCGCGCCCGGCTCGTCCTTGATGTGAGCCACCAGCAGATCACGAAGCTGCCGGGCGTTCTGGAGCGACATCACCGCCTCGCCAACCTTGACGGCGATCGGCCCATGGTCCACCGGCGGAATGCCTTCGCGCATATCCAAGAACGTGATGCGAACGCTATCGTTGATCTGCAGGTTCATCGAGTTGGTGTAAAATGCGTTCATGCTTTCCTCAATCCGGTTTCTTGCAGTTGGGGTGATACCGGCCGGAGCGCATGGCCAGCGCCTTGACCTCGTCGGCATACTCCAAATCCGGCTTGTAGGTATACCGCGCGGTCTCAGAGTATGTGTACAACGCCTCGAAAGCGTACTGATCCTTGAGCCGCATCACGAAGAACTCGGTTTCCGGCGTGGCGCCCCAGTCGATGATGCCGGCAGTCTCCAGCACCTTCACCGCATGCTCGATCTCGGTGAGACCTTGTGGCGAGTGGATGCATTCAGCAGAATCTAGCTTGCGCCGCAAGATCAAGCCGTACTTGTTGTGGCCCTTAGTGCTCCGATCCAGCTTCATCACTCGCCCTCATACAGGTCATATCTGCCGGGAGGTCCGGGGAAGGGCGGCATTCTCGGACGCGGCCCAGAGCACTCGCCAGATACGATGCATGGTGGCAGATCGTAGCCACGACGTGGCGGCGGCATCCTGCGTGCGCGCTCGTCCGGTCCCCAATCGCGCGGGTCCGGATACCTGATGGGCGGCCCATACTGCGTCTCCATCGGCTTGCCGTCGAACGCAACAGAAAGCCCGCAGCCCACAATCGCTACAACAGCGACACCCCATAGAAACCAGATGATCCGCCAACGAATGCTCATTTTGCCTTCTCCGCTTCTCGCTTCCGGCGATACCATGTCCGCTTTGAGATGCGCTCGACATCCCATGGCCGCATGCCACTTTTCTTCGGGCGCCCACGCTTCAGAATAGCGACCGCCCCAGCCGTTTCCAGCCGGGGCGAGTCCTGCGCAATCCGCCTTGCGCCGAGCCTACTTGCAATCCGTCCGACGCCGGCACATCGTCCGGCTTTGTCGGTTTTGCCTTTGGTTGCTTTCGCTACGGGATCTTCAATTTCGTCGCACAGCTTCAGAGCCCCTGAAACATCCTCACCGGCCCAAGCCTTAACCCACGCTTCGTTTCTTGCTTCTTGAACAACAATACTGGTCAGCGTGGGCGAACAGGCATCGTATTGGGGTTGTACACGATTACAACGGGGCTTCTCGTATCTCACGGCATAGGCTTCCAAAAACTCCGCATATTCCCTTGTCTGGCAATGCTCTATCTCAACCCGAGAAATCTCTCGAAACCACGATGAGGATTTGTGCTGGCCCAAACGGACAATAGTTTGATTGGAGATGCCAACATACAAAAGATTTCCGGTGGCATCGAAGTGCCGATAAAGCTGGCACATTATGCCTTCCCCTTTTTGCGCAGGCGGTAGTTCCGCTGGATGTCAGCTCGGCTCAGTTTCGGTGCGGCCTGCGTCTGATGCGCCAGCAGCAGCTTATCAAGAGCATCACATACCTCCATGACATCGACGTTCCGAGGCATCGCGCGCCGGACCCGTCCGATGGTTTGGGAGATATCGCTCATGAGCGTTACCATGGGCCGGTAACGGCGTTACGTCAAGGGTAACGCTACCGCCCAGCAATCGCCTTCTGCAGCGCCGGCCCGGAAATGCCGATCGCCTCGCCGACTTCGATCATCTTGGCGTCCAACTCCTCGTCCGTCAGCCGGCTGAAGTCTCCGGGCTGGCCCAACTCGTGCCGCTGAACGATGAATCCGCCCATCGATGCCAGCAGTGCCAGCGACTTCACCGCGGCGTTCAGGTTCGGCTTCCCAGAGAACTGCCCAGTGGGCTTGCCGTCCTTGCCCAGCAGCGGCGCGCCGCCGCGTATCCCAAGTTCAACAATGTATTTGGCGCGCTGTACGACCCATCCCTTGTCGATTGAGGCCTGTTCTATGGCCCTTTCGTTGGATTGAACTTCCTTGCGGTGCTGGGTGGCTAGCAGCTCCTGCACCCGCTTCTGGACATCAGGTCGCTTGGCGACCGAGGTGGAGGCCGAGTGAACCTTGCCGGTATAACCGACAAGAATGTACGAATCCCATATGGACTTGCCGGCGGCGAGGTGGAGAGCCATGGCTTCATGGCGGGTATTTCTCAATGCTGGCACAGCATATCTTCCGTAGGCGTCTAAAAATCAAAGAGCCGCAGCAGGAGTCCCATTTATCACTGCCATCCCCGATGATCGTCTGATGATTGAACGGCGATAGCTGGATTTGGCATCTTCTGGTGTTGATGATCTGTCGTGTAGTTCCAGTGTCCCGGCAAGGGATACATGGCAGGTCATGGAGTGCCTTACCAGCCAACGGGATATCTTGGCTAGCTCTATGTCGTAGTGGGGCTGAGGCTTGTGGATCACGACGTTGGCCATCTGTCCCAGACCGATCCCATGTATGGGATAAATCTCAGGCCAAAAGGCTTCGGACGGTGACAGGCCCGGCATGCTGCCCAGTCCTCGATCGAGGAATGGATTTTGCCGCAGTTGCCGTGGACAGTGAGCGTAATCGGTACCTCCATCTCTTGGCTCGTATCAGCCGGCGGGGTGTCGGGTGGAAACTGGAATGGCATCGGCGCGGACCTTCGATGTTGCGGGGAAATGGACGCTTCATGCGGCGCGGGATGCGGTTCAGCTCTACCATCCAGTTCGGCCACCAGAACAGCGGCAGCGCCGGCCACCGCCGCTGTGGCTCAGGTGTCAGAACGAACAGGTTCCAATCATCACCCATTGTGGAATAGCACCCGGTTTGCTGACCTCCACAAGTGCAGCCGCAATACAGGCAGCCGTTGCTGCTGGGATATGACGTGGTCGTGGTTGGGGTGCTGCCGTACATCTATCGGGCGAAGCTGCGGTTGGGATCGATGATCATCGCCGGGTGCAGGTGATAGACCATCGCTTCCATGGCCATTATTTCCTCTGCAGTCTCCTTGACGTAAAGAGCACTGGTTTGGTTTGTAAGCAAGATTTCTGTCCCGTCTTTTCCCACACAAATAGCCACCATGTGCTGGATAGCGACCCATATGGGGTTGCCCTGATAAGTTAATTTGAGCATCTGATTATCCTTTTTGTGGCCTATTGCGGTTGAGCAGGCGCTGTATACGCCCTTTGGCTAGGGACGGCGTGCGAGCGCTATCGATTAACACCCCAGTTGGCTTGGGACCGAGACCCTGCGCCCATAGGTCGATTTCCTTCTCCAGATCCGCCATGCGGTCGAACGAGGCGCGGCGCTGAGGCGAGAAAGCCTTGATGGCTTCCTCCCAGTTTGGCCAGTCGAGGATGTTGAGATATACAGCGAGCTGCCGATCGGTCATCATTCGAGCACCTCCGCGAGCCAGAGCAAAAACATGATCGTCCCCACCCACAGCACTACCGAAATCAGGATAGCCATGGGCCACGGGTGGAAGCGGCGAATCATCTCAACTCAATCATCGCGCGCGCCGCGGCTAGATATTCTTTCCAGTGCATTTCGACGTATCGATCTAACTCCCATGCCCAGCCGGAGCGCTCCATCATGAAGGAGTTAGCCACGGTCACCAGAAGACCGCCCGGCTCACGGTAAAGTGGCGTCTGACCGTGCCACATCGCCAGCATCTTGGCGATTCGCTCCTCGGCAATGGTGGGCTGAATCATTGCATCGACCTTCGACGCTGCAGATAATCGGCCAAAGTCAGATCAAATGCCTCGATCATATCCGAGCGCAATTTATCAGGAGGAGCCCCAGCTCCCAAGCCGGCCTCGACGATAAGATGCATGGCCGCACTCATTGCATCGCCGAGAGTAAAACTCATAAATTCCTGCGCCTGCGCGAGAGCCCCCATAATCTGGTGATGGATCAAGGTGACCATTTCGTCGGTGCCACACTCAGGAATTTCAGTAATATCGACTACGTCTACTGGCATCGTGATGCTCCTATAAATTGTGGGCAATTCCCGCCTTGTCGAGTGCCGTGATGATGGTCTTGCGGGCTTTCTCCACCACCTCGTTTTTGATACTTAGGAAGATCGTGGTCTTACTGCGATTCGATCGCGGCGGCTGCACCGGCAGATCCTCGATGTCGGGCAACTGGATGTTGTCGAGGCCGAGCGGCTCCAGATCAAAATTCATTGCGCGCAGCGTGGTCAGTTCGGATTCCAGCATCTCGGCATCCCATGAGGTGCCGGAAACCGCGATCGAGTTGTCGGCGATTCGCAGCGCTTTGGCCTCGCCCTCGGTCAGGTGACCCAGCTTGATCACCGGTACCTTCTTGAAGCCCATGTTGCGCGCGGCGATGATGCGGCCATGCCCGGCGATCAGCACGCCTTTGGCGTCGACCAGCACCGGATTGATGAAGCCGAATTGTTTGATCGAAGCCGTGATCTCGCTGATCTGGCGCTCCGGGTGAACCTTAGCGTTTGACGCGTACGGCAGCACCCTTTGGATGGGCCACATCTCGACCTTGAGAGTATCGTTTTCCTTTGGGGCTGGCTTTGCTCTTGGCATCTTGGCGTCCTATTTTGGCTGGAAGCGCGGGAGGGCCGGCACGGCGCATGTTCTCGATCTGACTGATCAGCAATTGGCCTTGCATGGGGGCTCCGTAGCGCCCACGACCGAAGAACGCATCACCCTCGACGATCATGCTGCGGGTTCGATAATGCCCATCGACCAGCCACGTCACTTGCAGCACCACCGATGCCGGCCACGTCTGGTCCGGATCATGCTGAATCGCGCGCGAGGTGTCGGAGACCGGTCCGTCGATTGCCACGCTCTATGTGCCTTTCGCCAGCCGAGCCTTTTCATCATCGCTGAACGACATAGTCGCATCAGCCGTCGCGCCTTCTTGGGCGTATGCGTAGCGCTTCGACGCCATCATACTGCCAGAGGCCCGAAGGTTCTGTGGCGACACCGCAGCGGTATGGCCGCGTGCATTGCCATAAGAGGCGCCCTGCGCAGCGTTGTCGAAGTTGGCACCGAGGAATGTAATCGACCATCCTTTCGCGCGGCATCGATGAAGCAACGCCTTAGCCTGAACGACGGTCAGCTCGCTGCTGGCATTCTCTTGACCATCGGTCATGATGATAATTGCGACTTTGTCGTAGCCGCCCTTGTCGGCCAGATCGACGATCTTCCCAACTGAATCGCTTAGCGGGGTGCCCCCGCGTGGCATAGCGTCCTTCTTCGTCACCGGCAGCATCGTGCTCGGGATGATGCGGTCTCTGATGACGTCAAACGACTGATTGTCGAAAACCGCGATCGTGATACCGGTGTCGACTTTGTCCTCGGCCAGTTTCTGAACATAGGCGTTGACCGAACCAAGCGCCTCAACCCAGAGCGTCTCCATTGATCCAGAACGATCGAGGAGGATAAAATCATGCTGCATAAACGTCTCTCCATTGTAAGATGTTGCATGCGGCGCGGGGAGCATCACCAACCCGCGCCGCCGCATCAAGAGCCGTAGACTTACCACTGCTGAAGCGTCCGGCTCGATCTCGAATCATATGCTTCCCCACTCTCGAAAGTCAACTATTCGCTTACGGGCGCCTTCCAGACCCACCTGCCGTCTTTGTGCTCGTAAGTGCCGTATTGGCCCTCCGTGATATAGGCTCTTGCCGTGAAACGGGCCGCCTTCACACTTGCCGCTGAACAGCGCCATCAGGCCTTTCCGAGCGCAGCCGACTGAGCCTCGCCGCGGCCTCCTGCGGGGTGATGCCATCGACCACCAGCGCACGCAAATAGGTGCTGTCGAGTAGCATCCCGTCGCGCCAGAAATCGTCGAGTAGTTCGTTATGCTGCACTGGAACTTTCATGGTTTTCCCCTATCGACATAGTCGAGCTGAGCCCGGTGAGTGTCGTTGCGGATCTCATCCCGCGAGTGTAGCGGCCAACTATAATCCAGCAAATAGTTGTGGGAGTTGTTTTCCAGATTATAGCGGTGATCGGATAGTGAGATCTTGACGAACTGACGCATGCAACCGGGCGGCTGGATAAGGGGCGTGGCATGCACCACGTAGGGATCAAGCGCGTACAAATTGCGCTCAGGCGGGTGAATGATTCTCTCAGGATCAATTTGTTTCTCGAACTGCATCTGCGATTTCACATGATCGTTCGAGATATCGATAAAATTCTGCACGGCGAATCGCGTGCCGGGTCCGGACCACCAAACATAATTCATGTCGTCAGTTCCGAATCCATCGCAATGCCAGCCCGGCCGGTTAAGCGGAT